GGCTTTCCTTAAACCTACCAGTCGCTATGTCCCCAAACACTGTGCCTAATCCGCTAAGTACATTTGCCACGCCGGTAATACCCCTTGATTTTCCTGCTCCTAGCGGGCTTGGAGTTCTATCGTAGTGATTAAGTGCAAATCCAATAGGATTGCCAGGTTGAACAACACCGTTGCCAAAAAATAAGCCTTCATAGTCTACCTGCATGGTGCATTCTGTAGGACCACCTTGACCATAGTCTGCTTGGTCAAATTGCCAAGATTTAATTATGGGATTCACTAACGTATAACTTACAAATTCTTGTCTGGCCATTTGATAAACCACTATACTGTCAAAAAATGGAGCGCTACTATTATTATCTAAACCGTATCTAAATGAGTTTACTATCTCATTTTTCATAGCGGTTCTTCTATAAGCACCAGGTAGTCTGCTGGTGTTAGGAGTAGCATAGTAGTAACTATAGTAATTTTGCCATAATCTATGTATTGTGCTATTGTTGTCATCATGAAACTTTATTGTCACTGTATTAAACGCCTGTTTAGTCTGCACCTGTTTTATTCTGTTATATTGATTGACAGTTTCTACTGTCACATTAAAGCCTGGCAGTGAACAACTTTTCACTAGCAGATTAATTTCATTTTGATTTTGTAATTGTAGACTAGGCAGTTTATATGCATTACTATTAACACGTAATGCAACATGAAACAGATGTTTGTGCTTTGGCGCCAGCCTAAATGTATCATCTACAAACAATCTACTGGCGTGTTGAAAATCCCGTAGCTGAGTATCAACGCCAGATATTTGTTTTAAATAGCCATCGAATTTATTGGACATAATATTATTTATGCCGTAAAAAAGGCCGAGTTTAACTCGGCCTTTTACATAGTTATTGGAAAATTAACCGCCTACGCCTGATGCGTTAGCTCCAACAGTTCTTCCAACGTTATCACCTAGACCACTTACTTGTAATGCATTGTCAAATTTTATTGTCATCTGAATAGTTAATGCCTCGTTTGAGCCATAATTCATTTCTTGATAGTTTACGTTTTCTAAATAACAACCGTACATTTCCCACTCTTCAAGTACGTTCGGAGTGAATGCACCATTTCCACCATCTAATATTTGGAAACGTGTTTTAAACTTGTAATCAATGCCGCTGGCTGCACTTGACATTTCTAAAAAGTCAAATTGTTTTTGCAATTGATTGCCAACTAGTTTAGTGACATTGCCCGAGGCATCGTCACGTAAGGAACATTGTACAGTCTGCCATGCATGTCTACCAGCGATATAGACCCGGGAATTATAAGTAGGCAGATCTATAGCCTCAAACTGTATAGTAGGTCTATTGAAACTAACAACTTGTTTACTCAATTCTGTTGTTGGGGGGCCGCCTTTTGCACCAAAGTTTTCGAATGTTACACGAAATCTATACTTTAGTTTAGGATGCAACATCCCTTGCGAAGCAGCACCGTCTAATGGTACTGTGAATCTTGATAGTGATGCTACGTTTGTTGTCATTTATGTTCTCCGTCTTTTTATTTATCCATTAACCTAAACCAGCAATTTCACCGGTATTTTTAATACGTAATGGTATGTAGATAAACTCCACTGCTTTTACTGGCTCAATAGCAATGTCAACGTACAATTCATTACGATCGATTCTGCTCGGAGTGTTATTAGACTCGTCACAAACCACTAAGAAGTCAAAAAGTGCACGTTGTCCCACTAATTCTAACATCAAACTTTCACAGGCATTTTTAATTTCGTCTCTGGTAATTTTATCATTAGGCTCAAACAGATATGGTTTAGCCAATTGATTTAATTGTCTACGTAGGTATACAACTAATCTTGCCACATTTATCCTATCTAATGCACTGGCATTTCTAGCACGAGTATATTGACCAAATGCCACTAAACCGCTGCCGCTTAGGAATGCGATAGGATTAGTTTTAATACCTGCCATGGTATCACGTTGACCTTCATTTAATGCAACTGTTTCGAATTCACCTTCGCTGTCAATATATCCAACTGCTGTTGCATTTGTAATGCCGCCTCGTCTAGTGCCCGCTGGGGCAAACCATGGAAATGCAACTTGATCGTTAAGAGCAATTGTTCTCAACATCATATGGCTTGGTGGTACTACAATGTTGTTACCTGCGTTGTCGCTGGTAAAGCCATAGGGATAGTAAACGGCCAGGAACTCGTCGAAACTTACTAGACCGTTGTCGTCATCTTGGACTGCGCCTGCGCTGTTTGTGCCCCAGGCATTCAAGGTCGTAGCACTGGCATTAAGTCTAGCAGGACTATCGCCTACGACAAATGCGGTCAACCCACGATCATAATTCAGTGTGACCAGTTCACCTATAAGTTCTGGATAACCCGGACATGCTAGCAGATTGAAAACACGGCCGTCGGTATCTCTAATCTGTTGGTTTGAATTTACCAATGACTGCATGGCCTGTACAACAACAGCCCGCTGTGATTTACGTCCAAAAGTTCCAGAGCCATCTGCCTGGTTAGCACTTTCTGTGACCCAGCGATGTGGATAATAAAGTTCCATAGACTCACCAGAATTTTCACTGTTTCGATCATTGTCACCTGTGAGGTCAATGTAATTTCTTTGGAATTTCTTAACGTTGAATCCACTTCTACGTAAATTCCATAGCAGCATGCCTTTGGGGTATAGTGCTGGATCGGGAGAATCAGGATCAACATAACTGCTGTCTAGTAGATCTTTGATTGTTCCGGGCTCGTCACTATTTGCACCTGCTGTGTTATAGCGTGCATCTGCAAATAGAATGCCATCTTCTGTCGACTGATCACTTTTGTCTACCAACTCAAATCTCAATAGGTCACCATTGTATTTGTAAATTGTTGGGAAATTCTCCAGATCGCTAGTGTCTATCCAGAGGTCACCGTTTTTAAGGTCAGTTTCATCGCTCTGCTGTGTCGGCTCAGTTGCACTGACGATCGGACCTTCGGGATCAGTTTTATTTCCAGCGGCCGCTGCAAAGAACGGACTAGTCGCTGTACGGTATCCTACGAAATCACTTCCGTCATGCACTAAAATATCTATTTCATCAATGACAGAACTATACCATAATTGATTATCTGCGGCCAAGGCCAATGGAGCATCGTCGGAAGCTTCAAATGACAGTTCTTTCCATAGCGTAGCAACATAATCAAATGCTAGATCGCCAGTGCCTGCCGCATAAAGGTTAGTGGTTTTTGCAGCACCTGTAATTGCAAAAATGTTGTTAAATGGTGCCGAAGGACCTTCATTAATTTTTATGTCACCGCCCGTTGCGTGTGTAATTGTTACCCTATTTTGTGCATCAACGCTAGCACTGACATTAGTCATACCTGCTGCATTGACAGCGTCAGCGAATGTGTCTGCATCATTAACACTTGCCGCGCCTGTAAAGCTTACTGTAAATTTTGCACTATATGTATCCTCACCGGTAAGACTTTCTGCCATCTCGAAAGTGTAAGCACCGGCCGGGAAACTACTTGCTGTCACTGCCGCACTGGTGATTGCTGTGGCGCCAGTAGCGTTTCTACGATAAATTTTGTATGTAGCTAAGGAACTGTAGTTATCACCTTCATCTTCTTCAACGTTATACCTGGCAAACAATGCGCCGGTCGCTAAATTTGCACCACCACCAGTAGGATCTAAACCGTTAATAGCGGCTGCATTTGTTTCAAATAAATTAGTAGTTTGATCTTCCCAGGCCGCTGTAGTGCTGTTGTATCTCTTTACTCTGATTCTGGCGCCAAGATTCGGCTCAGTTGTTTTAATCCAAACTGATCCGGTCGGACGTCCTAACACTGTGGTTGAATTATCAGAACGCTTGTATGTAGGCACAAGAGTGTGTGCCTGCGTTGTGAGTTTGGGCAGCATGTAGTCACCACTGGCAACACCAATCGTGCTGGCTGCTGCCGTTGCAGCGGTCAGCGTACCACCAATAGTGATTACACCCACATCAGAGCTAGCAGCTTGAGATGTTGCACCAATCGTACCATCACTATAAATTTCTAGTTTGCTGTTCACAGCAGCCGCAGTCACTCCGTTATTAGATAAGGTAGTATTTGCATTAATTGCAGCAGCGATTGCAGCAATTGTTGCACCGGTAACGGAGATAGTCACTGTGCCAATATCAGCGGCCTGTAAAGTAAGTGTGCCAGTGCTGGAACTTGGGCTCTTGGTGCCTTGAACTGTAGGCCATGAACTAAACCATTCAGGCGCACCAACTTGTACCCATATGCCGCTAAGATTTTTGTACCATACTGTTAAAGTAGTTGTTACTGCCACCACAGCATAATTACCTACTGCACCTACGCTGCCCTTTGGCGTGTAATCACTACCAGCATAATCGACAACCTTGCTGGTGTCAGTAATTACGATTGGTACTTTGTTGGTAAACCTTTGTCCTGATCCAGTGGCAGTGACTGGATCACTGTTCCATTGAAATATACCCCATTTAGTATTTTGTGTATCTAACCAATATGAACCATTAGGAGGTCTAGCGCCAGGAGCATCTGCTGCCGCAGTAAGTTCATTTAAGTCTACATCTGCGCGTACAACATATGCTCGATTGCTTACACCTAATAGACTGTAAGCAGCCTGAAGACCATATTCATTTTGTTCTCCACCATGTATTGGATTATTATTTGAATCAGTTTTGAAAATTGGATCGCCAAAGGTATCAACAAGATCTTTCTGGCTAGTGATCAAATAAGTATTACCAGCGTTTTCTGCCAATGTTCCCGGCGCAGTGCCTGTGCCTGCACCGTTGCTTTTATTTGTTTCTGAAGCAACTATGATTAATGGTACTGTACCTGGTTCAGCTGGAGTGTAAAAACTCTCGTCAATTACTGTTACCTGTACGCCTGGTGATGTTAAAGCCATTATTCTCTCCCACGAGTATATGTTAGTTTTATTTACCGAAATAAAGCAAAAAATAGGCTAATATAAACTATGGAAAGGGGAGAAAAAGGGCAATAAATAAACTTATGCAACGTCCTCTATGCAGTTGTGGTCTCAGACCAGCAGCAATAAATTATAAAAAAAATGGAAAAACTTACTATCGTAGTAAGTGCGAGATTTGTGTACGTTACAATGGAACCAGTAAAGGTATACCTAAATGGTATAAGGATGGTTATAAGTTAAAAATGCAATGTGACAAATGTGGTTTCAGGTCAAAATATAAAGAACAGTTCAATGTGTTTCATATTGATGGGAACATGACTAACACCAAACACAACAATCTTAAATCAGTGTGTGCAAATTGTCAGCGTGTTTTACATCGAGAGGGCACACAGTGGCGTCAGGGTGATCTACTACCAGATTTTTAATCTGTTGAAATAGTTTATCTATCGTATGGTTGTTATCTAGCACAAAATCAAAATCTGAACCAATCCATGCCCACTCGCTGGCATGAACGCCGTCATTTTTTAAGATCTGTAGTGCCCTGTCATTTCCGTTGTTAGCACTGAGCGCAGTTTCATACCAATAAGGAAGACTGCCACGCTGTACCCAAACAATGTTGCCGCCAGCTTTTTTAATTGCATGTACTTCATTTGGAAAACGGCAGTCGCTTATTACTATGTGGTCTTTGGTTTTACGCAGTTTATTTTCTAAACTAGCAATCCATATGTCATCATGAAAACTGCCGCGACAGACTTCGGTACCCCAATACTGTAATATCCAACGTGGAGTGATCTGTCGACCTAATCTATTACTCCACCAAAAATCTACCTGTTCGCGCCATTCGCGTGCCTCTTTGGTACGACCCTCAAGCATAGTCCTATCCCAACCAAACACTGCCGCAACAGCATCTTTCAGTGTGTTTGCAAAACTTTCTCTACGAAATTCATGAAAGTTAACCAAATAGTCAGCGACAGTATCTTTGCCGGACCCAATAAAACCACAGACACCGATAATCATAATATCCCCCACAGATACTATATATTATCTGATCTAAGGGTTAAGGTCAACCTATTACGAAGGTATAGCCAGTGCCACCAGAAATCAATGTTTCCAATTCTTTATCAAGAGCCGCCATTTCTTCTTTTGCCGCGGCTTTTAAATCTCCGCCGTTAAGACCGCCGGCACCGCCTGGCCCTGCAATTTGTGCAAACTTGCCTCTTGCTTCACCTAAGATATATTTTGCAACTGCTAGGCTGTAATCATACAGCCATTGTTTTGCATACAAATCAGTCAAAAGCACTGCATCTGGTCTAAAGTTGTATGTCCGC